AGAACCTATAATGATTAACAGTGCATTAGTCTCTGCACAGAATCGAGTACGATTGTATTGGACTAATATACCAAACATTACCCAGCCAGAAGATAAAGGCATTGTGTTGAAATGTGTATTAGAAGAATTACCAACTAACTATGTAAAAATGTCTAATACATTTACTGCTAGACAAAAAGGCAATCGTTGTTTAACCGATATGACGCAAGAAAAAGCTAGTAATTTATCTGCAATGGAATATGTGAAAAATGGCAGACAAGGTGATTATATTGCTTGCAATGACATTGGTAGTCCAGTACAAGTAGGCATGGCTGATGATATTAATGGGCATGATATTTTAAAACGAATCTATAGTCCTGAAGGCAAATCACCAACATTAAATAGTATGGGCGGTGGCAATAGAGAACCTAAGGTAGCTTGCGGTGCATTTCGTGGTCGATATGAAGAAGATGGTTCTACTAAACAACAGTTAGAAGTGCGTAAAGATGACAAGACCAACACACTAACATCAGTACAAAAAGATAATGTCTTAACTCAAGATAAAATGTATTACAGAAAACTAACACCACTAGAGTGTGAACGATTACAAACTGTACCTGATGGTTATACAGAAGGTGTGTCTAATACACAAAGATATAAGATGTTAGGTAATGGCTGGACAGTTGAGGTGATTAAACATGTCTTACAAAACATTGCGTGAATTCTACATGACAGTGATTAAAGAGTTTAATGATGGACAGCCATTAGAGTACAAGTTTACTAATAAAGATGGTTACTGGAAAATGACTAAAGGTTATACTGGTCATGGCATGAAAGAAATGACCGCTGGTCAATATTTAAAGATTGTGGAGCTGTGTAAACGAGATGTGTCAGCAGAACATAGAAATGAAGTACGGAGTCGCGGACGGCCGACTAAAAAAGTCCGCAATAAATACATTGGAGATCTTTATGACTGATAGTGAAGAAATAAGGTGGCAAGATAGGATGACAGTATTTGTAATGGCGATAGTAGCATTAGCTGCCGCAGCTGCAATTATTGGATCTATGAAGAAAGAAGTAGCAACAAATGATATTGAAGTGTTTGACATTGATAGTATTATTGTAGACGAACCTGGTCCATTGCCGGAGATTGTATTTGAGGATGCAACATTACCTGAAATACTACCTCCACTCTATGAACCAGCATTACCACCACTACAAGGGGAAGTTTAATGAGTGATTTAAAACCTTTTCTTGTACGCTTAACACCACAAAGTGTTGAACTGTTGTCAAAAGCAGCTAAGCGTGAAGAGAAAACAAAAGCAAGTTTAATTAATGATGCGATCAAGTATTATCTTACTAGAGATGTGAATGCTAGATTGGATCGTTTAAAATGAAACCTACACTAAGATATGAATTGCCGTATCCGCCTAGTGTCAATAACTATTGGCATGCATCGGGAAAGCGAAGATATATCTCTCCAGCTGGGAAAAAATTTACCGAAGAGGTGTTTGCTGTGGTAAAGTCACAAGGATCTAAAGGTTTTGGTGATGCCAGTTTAGGAATTAGTGTAATGATACATCCTAGATCAAAGCGTAAGTTTGATTTAGATAACACACTAAAAGCAATACTAGATGCATTGATGAAGGCTGACGTGTATGATGATGATAGTCAATTTGAATACATCGAGATTGCTAGAGGTGAACCGAAGGATGGTGGCGCAGCTGTCGTCCATATTTATGAAATAGATAGTGAGGAACAATAATGGCACAAGATAATGGTTTTCAAGAAAAGCAAGGGGAAGTATATTGCAATATAAATCAAAACAAGAAAGAGGATTGGCATCCTGACTACACCAGTCAAATTACCTTACCTGACGGTCAACGATATTTTATCGATGTATGGGACGGCATTGGGAAGAACAGCGGTCAACCATATCGACGAGTACGAATTGGTAATCCTGTTACGGGTGGCAGTGCCGGGACACAAGCACCAGTACAAAATACGCAGCCAGCGAATCAGGCTCAAACCGTAGATTTAGATGAAGATTCATTACCCTTCTAATGGCTGAGACTAAAAACAAGAATAAACCGATTCCAAGTTTAGCCGGGTACGGTGGCGTGAGGGCCTTGCAAAAGAACTTGGAACGGTCTACTACACTAGCAGCAAACAGAGAAGCCGTGTCTTACACGCTTCTCAGTATTGCTAATACAAAACCAACTGATATCATGGAGTGGGATAGTGAAGGTAACATCAAGGTCAAGGCAAGCAAAGATATTCCTGAGCATGCATTACAAGCTATCAAGAGTATTAAGACTGTTACCAAAACCGATAAGGAGGGTAATTCTTATACAACTATTGATATTGAGCTTTGGGATAAAGTGGGTGTTTTAAGAATACTTGCTAAAGCATCAGGACTATTAGATAATCCAGAAGAATCAGATAAACCATCTGTGATTGGGATTAATGTTAAAGCACCGGAGACAACAACATACTATGAAGAACCTAAACAGTCCAGCGAGACTGAAAGCGATGAAGGCCTTGGAGGAGTTCAAGGAGGCGAGAAGGAATCTCAAGAAGACGGATTGGATTGATAAAGTATTAGCTAATCCTGACAAACATTTTGAAATCGTGGTAAAATTTGCAGAAGAAGCAAAGAAAAGGGTAGGAAGAAAAAATGACTGATCCAAAAGACATCCAAGTTGGTGGCGACCATTACAAGCGACACGCTATACAACCTATAGATGTAATGAAAGAATATTTATCAGACGAAGCCTATGAAGGTTTCCTGACTGGTAATATCATTAAATACGCACTAAGGTTTCAACATAAAGGTGGTGTTGAGGACTTGAAGAAGTTACAACACTATGTTGCTTTTTTAGTTAAACAACTGGAGACTAAAGATGGATCTCAAAGCAATGATTGAGCAGTTGCGGGAAGAGTTTGCCATGGCACACATGAATAATACCAGAGTGATGGATATTATTGATACGCTATGGAAAGAGAATCAAGAACTCAAGCGTCTAGCAACAATGAAGTTCAAAGACATCGACGATGAGCAATAAAAAAGAACGTAGTAAGAAAAGCCTAGCTGGACCAGGCATTGATCTTGACTTCAGTGGCGCACGTACGACATACGACTTTCTCCAAAGTAATGCGTTCGTTCGCGGACTCATGGGGCCTGTAGGTTCAGGCAAATCCTATGCGTGTGCTGCTGAAATCATGATGCGAGCTGTACGTCAAAAGCCGTCACCTGTTGATGGTATTCGTTACACCAGATTTGTAATTGTCAGGAACTCTTACCCTGAATTAAAGACAACAACGATTAAGACATGGCAAGAGTTATTTCCTGAAAACACTTTTGGTCCGATGTTATACACACCTCCAATCACACATCACATACGCCTTCCCTCCCGAGGTGATGCCGCTGGCATCGACTGTGAAGTGATCTTTTTAGCATTGGACCAACCTAAAGACGTGCGTAAACTATTATCATTAGAACTAACAGGAGCATGGGTCAATGAAGCAAGAGAATTACCAAAAGCTGTTATTGATGGTCTTACTCATCGGGTTGGTCGCTATCCTACACAGCGGGATGGCGGACCAACTTGGCATGGCGTGTGGATGGATACTAACCCAATGGATGACGACCACTGGTGGTTTAGGTTAAGTCAGAAAGAACCCATTACAGGGAAGTATGGTTGGGATTTCTTTCAGCAACCAGGTGGTGTGATCGAGTTAGATCCAGGGGAACTACCAGAAAATCCAGAAGCAAATGATTGTATCTTTGCCGGTGGGCGTTGGTGGAAGATTAATCCTAGAGCAGAAAACGTCAACAACTTACCAGGTGGTTACTATCCACAGATGCTAGGTGGTAAGAACTTAGACTGGATTCGTTGTTATGCTGAAGGACGATTTACTTACGTACAAGAAGGAAGACCTGTATGGCCAGAATATGATGACCAGTTAATGAGTTCATCAGAAGTGGAATACGATCCAACGTTACCATTGCACATAGGATTAGACTTCGGTTTAACACCAGCAGCCGCAATCGGGCAACGATTAGCTAATGGCCGTTGGATTATTCTGCATGAGATTGTGACTGAAGATATGGGGCTAGAAAGATTTGGTCAACAGCTAC